ATCGAAGTGGAAGAGGTCGCACAACTCCTGTAGGATTTGGCTGCCAGGGCGCCTGGAGTCGTTCACAAAGCCTTCGGAGGCTTCCGGCTGTACCGTGAGGCCCGAGAGTGCGGAGAGGTTGAAATCGGCGTCGCTGTAGCCGCACCGCGCGCCAATGAAATTTATCACGTCGCTGAGGGCCGTGAGGTTGTTGAACGGCGTAACCGTGACCGTGGGGACCGTGTTGTTATAGAGCGTGGTGAGCTGCAAGTCCTCGATGTAGAGCATCGACTTGCCGGGGTAATTGGTCCAGTTCCCCACGCCCATCGCCGTCTCCATCATGCTGTCGATGGGCTGGTCAATGCTGCCGGGGTAAATGCGCGCTATCGTGCCCGTGGTGCTGCTCTCGCCGTACCAGAAGCCGCTCGAATCCCACGTGAGGGGAAAGCCCTCTTCGTCGCCCGAATTGTAAACATAAATCGCGTACTGATTCATGTAGATGTCTTCGAGCCGGGTCATTGCCTCGCCCAGCATGATCGCCAGGGAGACGCGGTAGGTGTAATTCTCAATCTGCTGGGGGGCGCCCTTGCCGCCGCCGGAGTTGCCGCCGGCCGGTCCCAGGTAGGCCGATTCGATCAGCCCGGAGCTCCAAACGATGTGCCCGGCCTGCCGCCAGTTGCCGAAGCCAAAGGGGATGTCCGCGCCTTCTTGGGATATCTGCACGCCCAGATTGGTCAGGCGGGCGCCCTGGAGCGTCTGTGCCGGGCTGAGGATTTCCCCGAGGGCGAACATCCCGAGCTGCGTCCAGATTGTGCTGGCCTTGGCTCCGGACGCGGCTATGCCGAGAATGCCAAGTGCCGCGCCCGAAGTTCCTTTGCCCATAGGATCAGCTTCCGTTTCTTGCCTTGCTTCTCAAATACCGCTCGTGCCGTTTCCGCGAAACCTCGCTACTCTGCCGCTCCGCGTAAGCGTGGCTGCAAGGGCGCCAGGTGTCGCCTTCCAGAATTCGCCCCTCGCGTTCCACGGCATCCATGAACGCCACATACCGCTCGCGCTGCTCATCGGTGAGGCACGTGCCAAGCCCCAACTCCAAGAGGCCAACGCGCGCGGTCGCGGTCATCGGAACAGTTTCCGTTATTCAAAATAAACCAGGTCGCGGAACCTATACCCGCACACGGCCTGCTCTCGCCAATGACCCGAGAGGGCGTGCTCCACGACCTTCTTGGCGGTTGCGTCGGCGTGGATCACATACGGCACGTCGCCCACGAATTGCGAGACCAGCCCAACGTGAAAGGGATGCGGGCAGGGCTTGAGGTGGAAGAGAACCACGTCGGCGAGCCTCAGTTCGTCCACCGGCACCCGGACACCCTCTTTCGCCAGTGCGCGCTCGAGCGAATCATCGTTAGGAGTGTTGCGGTAATTCAGGTGAAGCACTCGCATCCCGTCCACGGGGTTCCAGCCAGCGTGAAGCGCGGAGACGATCACGAGGCCCGTACAGTCGATGCCCAGGGCCGTTCGCCCCTGGTGCTGCCACGGAGCCCCGAGGAGGTCTCTCGCTTCCTTGACGACGCGGTGGGGGGATTGGATGGGCATTAGCCGGAAACCCTCACAACGCCATCGGGCCCAGGAATCGCCGGCTCTCCGGCGAAATACTTCCCGCTGGTAAAACACGCCTGCCAATCCTCGAACGTAACCGGCGGGCCAATCGTGACCACGCACGCATCCCCGGCCGTCATCGGTGTTGGCGTGCCGGGATCGTCAAGCACCGTGGCGCCCGCCGATGGATCCCATTGCTGGATCCCGTAGGTGCCCTGGTTGGCGCCAGAGGCAAAGGTGACCGTCCCGCCCACGAACCGCCGGGCCGGGAATCCCGCCGTGGCCGAAAGCGTGATCTGCCGGTTGGGGTAGGTGCCCACGCTGCTCACTGTGGTGGAGAGTTGCGAGGCTTTGCCGTCCGGCGTGTTGGTGCTTGTGCCCGGCGTGAAGAACGCGAGGGCCGGATGATCCCAGGTCCGCGCCCGGCTGATACCGCTGGTCACGTCGCCCACGTCGAATTGCAGGGCCCATTTGAGCCCCCGGCATTTGAGCGTCGCCTTGGAACCCGCGTAGGTCGTCTCGCCGATGGTGCCCCGCATGAGTCCGCGGATAACCGTGTTGGTCCGCCAGTCGAACATGAGGAGGGTGAAGGGCGCGGACTTGAGCTTGCCGGTCGCGATGTCAAGCGCGGGGAGCCAAGAGCCGAGGGTCAGGTAGGACTCGAAGGTATCAAGGGCTGCGACCTTGAGATTCCATTCAAGGTTTGAGGTGCGGAGACTGCCGGCGGAGAGGTAGGTCGTGGCCGGAACGTCGATGGAGTTGATTGAGAAATCCGCGAGGTAGGAGTTGCGCCGGATGTTGGTGAAGGCGTAGACCGTGCCCTGGTTGCCCACAATGCGCAAGGCCAGCGCAAAGGCGGTGCTCTGGCTGGTCAGGAAGGCGAGTTGCGGGGAGGTGAGGGAGGAGGGCATGGCGGGTCAGGTTCCGGTTTGGTCGGGAAGAAACTCAAAGATCAGCAAATTCCGCTTCTTGGTGACGCCGCATTGACGCCACCCGGCCATCTTGAAACAAAAGCCCGGGTTCGCGCTTACCACCGCGCGAGGGTTCACGTAGGTGTAAAGACGATCACCGGGCCAACGCTCCTTTGCAAGTTCCACGGCCGCGCGGATGAGTTCGCTTGACGTTCCCGCGCCTTCGTTTCGGAAGATGGCACAATTGACGCCCTCCTGGTGATCCATGGATCGGAACTTCCTCCATGCGAATAGCGCGCGCCCACACGGGGTCATGAGAACCATCTTCTCACCGGGCCCTATGAAGAGTTTAGGTTTGCGGCCATCCGCATAGATGTACCGGGAATAATGCTTGTCGAAGAGAGCCCTCGCGTGAGGATTCCCGTCCCGCACGGAGAGCCAAGTAATTCCTGGCATCGACTGAAATAGGCTCTCTTGCATGGAATCAAACCTCCAACTGCTCTTCCAACCTCAAATCCAACGCATCAATAATCCCGTCCGGCGTGAATTCGAATTGCAGCCCGTTCTCCTGGAAGATCATCGGCCGGTAAAACGTCCCGGTCCAGGTGCCAGCTTCCGTTATCCCGGTCACGATCCCGGTCGCGGGGTCCAGCGTACCCGCGTTCACCGTCACGTCATTTGGCCGGGTAATCGGATGGTCGTAGGTAAGCCCCTGATTCGTGTACCGCTTGAACAGCCGCCACGTGCCGTTGAGTTCCAGGATCATGCCTGAACCGTTCTTGTCGGAATCCGCGTTGTCAATCGGGTCCGTCACAAGGAACCCGCAGCCCTTCGAGACCAGGAAGAACGAATAGAGGTCATCGAAGCTGATGCCCTCGGCCGTCTCGTAATCGCTCCGGCGGTAGCTCGCGGCAATGGTGAAGATCGCGTAGGGGTCGTTATCCTGCAGAACCCAATTGCCTATCTTGCCCTGCCGGGTCAGGTCGGCGGTGGGGATACCCACCATTTTGATCCAGCCGGTCGGGAGTTCGATGTCGAGGATTGTGGCCATAGGGGCAGCTTCCGGTTTCTATTTTACATCCCCTGCGGGCCGATGGCTCCGGCACCCGAAGCGCCAGGGCCGAAGAAGTTGCCAATCGACTGTTCACCCGAGGGCGCGGACAGCGAGCCGAGCCCTCCCAGGCTCGAGGCCGTGCCGCCGGTCACCGTCGTGGATGCGCTAGTTATCTTTGTGCTGGGCGAAGTGATGTTGAGCGTACCTACATTGATGGTTTTTCCGGCCAGGGCGGTTTCTATGGGGTTCGCTCCGGCGTTGGCACCAAGGGCGCTCGTGGGCGCGAGCCCGGTTTGGCTCAAAGTCCCCGGACCAAGGGGATTGTGAAACTTATCGAAGTAGGTTCCGGCGGTCCCCAGGAAATTCGAAGTCGTGTCGGGCCGAGACGGGTCAACCGCGGGGAAGGTGAGCTTTTCGGGCGCCGCCGGGTGCGCCTTCGCATGATGTCCGAACAGCGAGTTAAAGATGCCTTGCCCCTCATCCAGCAATCCCCCCTGCTTTTTGTCCGTCGCCCCCTTCCCAAGCAAGCTGTTTGTCAGGAAGCTCGAAACCTCCGACAGCGCTTCGTCCTTCAAATCCTCCTCGAACTTGCGCCAGCCGGATTGAAGGCCCTTGTTCATCGCGTCGTCAATGATCGACTCAAAGTCGGCGCCGACGGCGCGGAGGCGCTGCAATGAATCCTGCTGGCTGGCTCCGGCGCGCTGCGCGGCTTCGGTGGACTCGCGTGCCGCCTTCTCCCCAGAAGTCTCCGGCTTGGCGTCCGGGAGCGCGCGGAGGGCGTCCTGATACGCTAGTTCAATGCTGAGCCGTTGCTGTGCCGTGGTGGCGAGTTCGAGCTGCATTTGCTTCTGGGTTTCGAGTGCCTGGTTCTGGTAATCGTGGATCTTCGAGCGCTCTTCCTCGGCCTCCTTGTTCCGCTCCTCGGCGTCGTATTCGTCCATATAGAAGGCGAGGCGCGCTTTCTGTTGCTCAGTGGTGAGCCCCGGATCGGCGGCGAGTTTGGCGCTCTCGGCATCCGAAGCGGCATTGCGGCGCCCGGCCAGGTCGTTCTGCGGAAGCGCGTCGATCCCGAGTTCGGCCATGCGGGCGGCGTGTTCCTTGGCGGCTTGGGTATCGCTATCGAAGCTACTAATCTGGTCGCGGCCGAACTGTCCGATCTGCACTTGGTTCGCGGCGTCATCGGCCTGGGCGAGCATATCCGCCGTGGGCGTGGTGACGTGGGCCGCGTCCATCAGCGACTTGAGAGTTTCGCGGTAAGCCTTCTCTTGCTCGACAATTTCCTTGCGCTTCGTGGCGTTGGCCATGCCCTTGGCGATCAGTCCGGCTTCGAAGTCCAAGAGATCGTTCTCCTGGTTGTCTTGCTCGGTGCGCTTCCCAATGCCGGTTTGGGCGTCGGCAGTTTGGCCGGCATCGTACTTCCCCATGGTAGCCGCGACGTCCGCCTGTACGTGCCCCTGGGCCGCCGTGTAGACCTGAGCGGCGAGCGAAGTGTGCCCGGCCGCCGCAAGAGCGTCAGCAGTATTAAATTCTCTCAAGTACCGGCCATGAGCTTCCATCTCCGCATTCGCCTGGGCGATGGCGCGGGTGTAGGTCGCCATATTGACAGCGGAGCCTTGGAGGAGCGATGCTCCGGCGGAAAGAGCCGCCGCCTTCTCTTGTTCACCCTTCACGAACTTTGCGGATTCGGCATCGGCACTTGATTGAGCGCCACCAACGGCCCCGGCTATCGCCTCGTTTTTGTCGGACTGGGGGGTGTAGAGGTCTTGAGACTGGTCAAAAAGCAGGGCGGAAATATCATCGTTCTTGCCCGCGAGAGCCGATTCCCGAAGAGTAGCCTTGAGTTTGGTTTCCGCCGCATGAGTAGCCTTTTGAACCGAGACCACGTAATCCACGCGGTTCGCCACGGCGCGAAGCGCGGTTGCATAATCGTCGTAGGCTACGCCCTTCTTGGCGGCATCGGCTTTCCACTTCGCGACTTGCTTCTCGTCAAGGAAGCTGTCCTGCACTTCCTCTCGCGCCTCTCCGGACTCGCCCGGCGCCAAGTCCATCGAGCTAAATTCCTTGCCCCAGCCGATCGGGAGCTTGCCCTGCAGGAGGTCTCCGTTAAAATCGGGCTCCCAGGGAGTTCGCCTCGGTTGAACACGGTTCGTGTCAATGATTGGTGTCGAGGCCACGCGCTGGCCGGCCGGAGTATTGGGATCCAGTGCGTCGGGCGAGACGACCCAGTCCGGCCAAACGGTGGGCGCATTGTGCGAACCGTACTGATCCAGAAACTTGCCGTCCGGACCAACGGCCATGGCGTGACCCGCGCCCGCGCCCGCCTCGCGCCCGGCGTAAAGCAAATCGCCCGGTGAAAGCGCTTGGCCGGTATAGGGAACGCCGACTCCAGCGGCTTTGAACCGCTCCATGGCTTGCGCGGCCGTGGCAGCTCCGGCAAAGATTTTATTGAATTCCGGTGTAATGCCCTGAACCGTTTCGCGAAGCAAGCGCTCGCAAAGGTGGGCATATTCGGCCGTACCGGCTTCCTGTTTGGCCTGGGCTGCCTTGGCGATGGCCTCCCCGATGGGACCGGAGGGGGTGCCGGCGTAAGCGTCCGCCGACTTCTTGGACGCGGCTTGGAGGGCTTCCTGTTGGCTCTGGAGGCTGTTCTGTTGCGCGGCCGAGGCGTTGTAAACCGTATTGACGCCCCATTGCCCCGTGTTCCACAGCGCGTTCATGCGCCCGGAGTAATTCAGTTCCTTGGAAGCCTGAGCCGCCGCGCCCTCGACAAAGGACGGGTCAGCGCCCACCTTGATCACGTCCTTGTACATGTCGCTGAAGATGGTGCGCAGCCGGTCCCGAGTGCCGGTCATGCGCTCCATCTGGTCATTGATGGCGGCGACTCCGGTCAGGATATCCAGCAGGTGAGGCGGTATCCCCGCAAAAGCGCCCTCTGCGATCTTGGCCTGCATCGCGAGTTCGTTCTTGTTGCCGGCGGATTCGTCAACCGTGTTGAGCTTTTCGCCCATGCCTTGAACGGTTGATCCAAGTTGCTGCCAGGCGCGGATAGCCGCTTCGACGGATTTGATTTGGTCGCCAAGGAGGCGCTGCGCGGTTTCGTTGTCGGCGGCTTGATTGCCGAGTCCAGACGCGCCATCATCCGGCTTTTGATCCTTGAGCCAATCGGCCGCACGATTCGCCTTATTGTACTCCGCGAGTTCCCGCATCCGGTTTATGTCCGGATGCCCCTCCCCTTGAAGCTTCTTGAGGCGCGCGCGCTCCTCCGCGAGTTGGGCCGGATTGAGCTTGTCGAATGCTGCCGTCTGTTCGTTGATTGCGGCGGCGACTTCCTTGGTAGCACCGGCGGCCTTGTGCTGGGCGGCTTCGTATTTCTCGATGGCCGCGTAGGCCTCTTGCATGTTGGTCAGGTAATCGGGGTCGGTGGGATTCGGCACCATGGACATTGGCTGTTCCGGGTCGAGAGGGTTCCAATCCGAGCCCTGGTCTTGATTCGAATCCGGGACCATCGGCACGTCCGGCAGCGTCACGCCAGCCGCCTTCGCGCGCTGTTCCAATTTTCGGCGATTTTCTTCCGGCGTGGGCACTCCCGGATTATCACCCCCCGCAATATCGGCTTGCTGCCGAAGCGTTACGTCCAAAGTGACCACGTGAGTCTCAAGCTCGTGGATAAATTGCGTGAGCGAATTCTCCACGAGGGCCTTGGAGTTGTCGTCAATGTTCGGGTCAAGCGCGATCTTGGCTTTTTCATCAGAGGCCGCTTTCAAAACTTTCAACAACTCGGCCGTATTGTCTTTGGCCGCCGCCGCCTTGTCTCCAAGGTCCGCAATAGCCTTTTGGGCGCCGGCTGATGCCCCGGAGAACTGCAACGCGTCTTTGATGGACCGCTGCATCGTGTCGAGTTGGGTTTGGAGATTGTATGCGGCGGTATCGGCTTCATCCATCGCCGCCTGGATCTTGTAGGTCTCGGTGCCGAGCGCTTCCCATGCGAGCCCCAGGAGTCCGGCCGTGACAACGAGCCCGGAAAGGGCGAGCGCGGCGCCCCCAAGCTCAACAGTTCCCAAACCGGCCAAGCCACCACTGAATAGCGCGCCGATCCCCCCGGCCGCCTGAATGGCCTTCATCGCCGTGAACAGTGCTCCAAGGCCATCCACGAGCTTAATAATCCCCATCCCTTCCATGGGGATAGCCGCCATCTCCAGGAGCGCGCCGCCGAGAATTTTGACGTTGGCCGCCATCATCGTGAGCGGGCCAAGGGCCACAAGCATCCCCGCGAAACCCTCGATGGCCTTTTGTTCCGCCGGGGAAAGCGCGTCCCATGCCTTAATGGCCGCGTCCAAGGCCTGGGGGATTTCCTGCCCGGCTTCGCGCGCCAGGCTCGTGAGCGCGGGCATGAGCCTTTCCCCAATGGAAATGGCGGCGGCGTCCGTCGTGGCCTTCAACTTCGCGAATTCGGCATTGGCGCCTTCCATCTGCCCGGCGGCGGCGGAAAGCGAAATGCCGTTGATCCCGGAAAAGGATTCGAGGATTGTCCGGTATTCCTGCGCCTGGTCGCCGGCCGTGCTCATCGCGGCCTTGAGGGCGTTGACGCTGCCGAAGATCGGCGCGAGTTTGGCTTCCGCGTCATCGCCGTCGCCCACCTTGGCGAACAGGCCCTCCAACATCGACTCGAAGCCCTCTGTCCGCATCTTCTCGCGCAGATCCTCAAAGGTCTCGCCCAGCCCGGCCACGGCCTTTTGCGCCTGCTGAGACGGCTTCTCGAAGTTGAGGAGTAGCCGCTGTAGGGCGGTCGCTGCGGTGCCGGCCGGAATCCCGACGCGGGTCATCGTAGCGATCGAGGCCGCGACTTGCTCAATCGGCACGTGCGCGCCAGCCGCGGCTTCCACGACTTTCGGGAAGGCCATCGCGAACTGCGCGGCTTCGACGCCGCCTTGCTTGGCCGTGTTGACCAGAATATCCGTCACACGGGCCGCGTCGCTCACGGGCATCTTGTAAGCGTTCAGGACCGTGGAAACGCTCGAAACCACGTCCTTGACTTCGCCCAGCCCCGCCGTGGCACCGATGGCCGAGACGCGAAGCACTTCCATGGCATCGGCACCGGACTTGGTTTTGGACCCGGCGATCAGCAGCGCGTCCGCAAGCTCGGTTGGCGTGTTTTTAATGTTGGGGTCTTGGGAGAGCTTGAGGACGGCCTGGGAGTACTTATCAATGTTCTCGACGCCGAGATTTGTCATCGTCGTCGCCTGCAGCATGGCGGCTTGAAAGTCGCCCGTCGTGTCCATCACGTACTTACCCAACTCAACCGCCGGCGCGGTCACCGTGGCGCTCAGAATCGCGCCCGTGCGCATCTGCCGGTAACCGCTGCCCGCGAGGCTCTCGCCAGCGCTCGAGGCCCGCTGCGCCCACGTCTTGGCCTCGGCCTCGCTTTGGCGCGCCGAGCTCTCCTCCGCGATTTGCGCCATCCGCTGGGCGTGCTGCTGGGCGCTCGCTTCCTGACGAGCCTGTGACTCTTGCTGAATCGAAGTCTGCCGCGCCCCCGATTGCTCCAGAACCGCGTCCGCCCCCGCCTGCCCCTCCCGCAAAATCGCCGCCTGCCGTTCCTGGCTCACTTGCAAAATCTGCTGGACCTTCGCCTGAGTCGCCGCCGCGATCCGCTCCGGATTGCCGCCGAAACTGCCGCCTCCGGAACCGCCGGGGCCACCGTTTACACCGATGTTGATGTTGAGGGATTCAGCCTGGAGGGACCGGAGGGCCTCCTGGAGCCGCGCGACGTTCGCCATGCCGGAAGCGACATCAACGTCAACTCTCCCGGCACTCCACTCGCGGGACGCCAGAGAGGCCATAACGTCCTCGACGTGCTTGACCTTTTGGTCAAAGTCGGAGGCGTCGCCCTCCAAAACGGTTCTGAGAACTGCTACATCGGTGGCCATGGTTATTTCAGCCTTCGGTTATTTCCGGGGGCGTCCTTGTGTTTGCGCTCTCGCTCGCGCTTGATTTCCCGGTTTTTGTCCAAAATCGGAGTAGCTTCCGCCTCCGCGTCCAGCCATCCAGCCAGCCGGTGGAACAAAGCCGGCCGCTCCTTCAAGAGCCTCTCGCCCGCCTCGTACTCCAGGTAGGCTTTGCCCACACGCTGGATGTTCTTGTCCGAGATGAACGCCGGTTGCGGGCACGGCCAGAGCGTCTTGGCGGCGCGCTCCAATTCCTTCTCTTTGCGCAAGCCAATGGCGGTCTTGGCCGGGTCCTTTTCGCCTTCGTGCCCGAGGTAGGCAACTAGCTCCCAGAACGCGGCCGGGTCGCTAAAGGGCCGAACACACCGCGCTCAACAGCTTCGAGAATGCCCTCCAGCAGGTCAGGAGAGAACGTCAGCAGATTTTCCACGGTCACCGGCCACGGTTCACCCTCATCAGTCAAGTCCCATTTGGCGGTCAGGTGCGCGATGCGTTCAGCCTGGTTGGCCGCCAGCGCCTTCTCGGCCGCGCGCAACTGCCCCAGGAGGGCCTCAACCTGTTCCGAGAACTCTTTGGTGCGCTTCTCGATTTCGGCCGGCGTGGGGCCGCGCTGCCGCTTGCCCTGGCCAACTTTCGCGTTGATGATGAGGGCGAAGTAGGAGGTATCGCCGGTGGCCGCGCAAATGCTCTTGAGCTTCACGACTTCGCGCTTGAGGTCGCCCTCGGCTTCCACCAGCGGGCGATAGGTGTCGTTCGTGACGGAGATGCGCTCCAGGTAAGCGTCAATCTGGAATTCGACGCTCCCGCGCTGGATCTTGATCGGGGTCGTGGCGTTGTGGACTTGCGAGATATCGGGCATGGATTCCTTGGGGATGGGGAGTAAAAACAGGAGGGCCACCTTCGACGCGTCCCCCACGCGTGAGCGTGAACGCCGAAGGTGGCCCGTGAGTGAGTAGGGTTCCGGAGGGGTTTCCGGAACAGTTGCCGGTTTACGACTGAGCTTCGAAGTAGACCGGGCCGGTGAAGGAGAACGACAGGTCTCCGCCAATCACGGTCGCGGTCGCGATGTCGATGCTCAGGCTCGGGATGGAAAGCGTGCCGCGAATCTGGAGCTTGCCCGTGGCGTCACCGAAGGGCCGGATCACAATGTCCGCGAAGCCTCGGCCCAGCGTGTGAAGGATGCCGGTGCGGATGCCCTGCATCCAGATGATGAAGGCGCCGGTCTGGTCTCCGCCGTCGCCGGTGTCGTACTTACAGGTGAGCTTGGCGTCGTTCAGGGCCACGATGTGGCTCTTCCAGAAGCCGTTGACGTCGGCGCCCAGCTTGGTGACGTCCACTTCGCCCTCGGTCGTGGCGACCTTGGCGTCGTACAGGTAATTGTTGACGTCGCCGGCGATCTGGTAATCGGTCTTGAACGTGGTGAGCGTCCCGCCGCTCAAGCCGTTGATGCCGGTGAGGGCAGGGGAGGGGACAGCGCCGGTCCCGATGTAGATTCTTGCGCCAGCTCCAATTTGTGCCATGGTAGGTTTTGTCTCCGAGAGGTTGCGTGGGTTGATCGGCCAGGAGCCGGGTAGAAATTACAGCCTTGCGAACGTCACATGCGAGATCGCGGTGCCGGTGACGGCCGTTTGATTCACGCGGACATGCGGGTAAATCGTGGTCCCCGGCGGGATATAAATGGAAGCTGTTCCGGGTTGGGTTGCGGACGGGAAGGTCCCCAGCGCGACGTAGGTGCCGGGGCTGCCGTCCACGTCCGGCGCGTGGTCCACGGCCTGCGTCAGCGAACCTCCGGCGCTCACGAAGAGTACCTGCTGTTGGAGCATCGCGCCATTGCTGGTCGTGGTGCTGCTCGGGATATCGGCGAGGTCGGAGCTTGAACCGGTGCCGCTGATGACGTTGGCATTGGTGTAGGTGTGGCCTTCCACCGCGCTCGCGTCCACGATGCCGGTGGCCACGCTACCGCCCGTGGTCGTGCCAGCCGCCGTGGCTCCGGTCCCGGTCGCGGCGGCTGGCACGTTGCCGGACGCGGGCGGGAAATAGGCGTTGTAGAGTCCGCTGCCAGCGCTGCCGGCGGCAACGGTGGCGATGGTGGAGTTGGCGAGGACGGTGCCCTTCGCGGCGGTCTGGGTCAGAACCCCCACGGTTACGGTGGGGCTGACTGCGCCGGCGGCGGTGGGGTAGAGCAGGTTGAGGTTGAGGGAAGCGCCGGCCGGCGGGGTATATGAACCGGTGTCTCCGGCCCCGCCGATGTCATTGCCTCCGTGGTCCGTCCAATACGCCGCGTTTCCGGTGGGAAAGTCAGCCGCTGGATTCGGCGTATCGGCGACGGCCGGCGGCAGCGAATAGGCGCGTCCATAGGTGGTCACTGACTCAGCAATGGTGTCTCCCAGCGTGCCGGATACCACCCATTGTTCGTCCGGCGGCGACCAATACAGGTAGCCGGCCGGGCCCCACCAGCCACCCATGGAGCCGCCACTTTGAACGAAATAGAACTGTCCGTTCAGACTGCCGGCGTAGGTAAATGCGTCGTACCCGTGAAACTCGGAGGTCATCACGACCGAGCCGCCGCTGCCCGCCGCGCTCGTACCGGTCACATAAACCTCTGCGTCGCTCCCACCCGCCGCGCGCAAATTCGCCTGGATCGTGGAGATCGAATCCCCCGGCGTCACCGTCACACCGTCAATCGAAATCGCCGCGGAGGCCGTCACGTTGTCGATCACGCCGGTGACCACTTTTAAAAGCGGCGCGGGATACGAACTGAAGGTGAAGGTGATGGTCCCGTTGAGCAAACCGCCGGAAAGGGTGATGCCTCCGGACGCCGTGACCGTCTGCCCGCTGTAGGCCGCGCACGCCTCAATGGCCGAGATCCAATCCGCGTTGGAAGTCGGGTCCGCAACGTCGGAGAGGGCCGCGTTGCCGGTGCCCTGAACGGCCGCCCAGACCGGCGACGGGACGTTGGTGAACTCCACAGATTGCTGAGGCGAAACCGGCGCGGCGCTGGAACCAACGACCGTCGCATTCGCGTAAATCCCGGCGAGAGCCTGCAAGAGCCCCTGCACCGTCGAAGAGGAAGCGCCCAAGGTGAAGTTCCCAGAGCCGTCAATGGTGTACTCGCCCGCGTCGCCACCGGCGATGGTGAAGGACTGCACCGCGCCGCTCCGGATTTCCGGCGGTTCAATGGGCGTACCAGCCAGTGAGCCCCCGAAGGAAATGGCGAGACTTCCGGAATACAACACATGCGGGGAAGAACCTGAAGTGCTGAGCGTCCCAGTGACCGTGATCGTACCGCCGAGCAGCGCCTCCAGAAGCGTCACGAGCGACGAATTCGAGGTCGCAGCCGTGAATGGAGCGGAAACTGCCCCGCCATCCACCACGAAGCAAAACCGCTGATTCGCATCAACGCTGGTGTAGACCAGGTTCAATCCAGAGGTGCTGGTCGCACTCCCGTTCCCCACCGGCGTCCACCCAACGCGGCCGCACACCATCCCCGGCGAAGCCGCCGACGTGATGAAATCCGTGTCGAGCGAAACAATCCCGTTGACGGGAATAGAAATCTCGGCCGGTTTCGTGGCGCGGACGTTGGCGATGATCGAGAGGTAATTGAACCCGGCGCCGAAGGGGCAGAGCGCCAGCGTGTGCAGTGTGCGCAGGTTGATGAGGTTCTCGAGGCGGTTGATCGCGTCGATATCCACGCTCGGGCAGTCGCCGTTCAGGCTCACCTTGCCATCATTCAGCGTCACCAGGTGACTTTTCCACGGCGCGCCGATCTGGCCAAGGCGTGTGTGATCGACTTCCTCCTGAGAGAAAGTGACCATCGCCTTGGCCTGGTCCTGATGAATAGGAACGCCGTCCAGGTAGATTTGTGCTCCGGCTCCAATTTGCGCCATTTTAGATTCCTCAGACAGTGGAGATCGTGAACAGGAACAGATGGCCGGTGTGCCAACGCTCGTCTTTGTCGATCAACTCATTATACGGACCGATATCGCACATCTCAACAGGGACGCCGACTTGCCAGCCCACGGGCCCCAGGATGGCCGCGAGAAGCGCCTGCCCCGGCAATCCGCCGCCATTGGTCCAAAGCTGATAATTGGAGTTGGCGAGGGAGTCCACGACCGCATAGCCGGTCTCGCCGGCCACGTCAGAGGACACGGCTTTCATGCTCACTTGAATCATCCGGCACTCGCCGGCCGCGCCGCCCAACTTCTTTTTGGCGCGATTGCTCTTCACGCACAACACAAACGCCGGCATGGGATCCTCAGCCTGAATCGAACCCAGGAAGATCCCGGCCGCTGAAATATCTTCGCACTCCTCAATGAGCACCGCGCGCAGCGCTGCGAGGAGGTCGCTCGATCCGGTTGAAGTCGTCGCCATTTAAACCATCCCCGCGAAATGCTCTTCGGCGTGCGTGGCCCACCAGTTCAAAACGAAAGGCAACATCCACGCCCTTTCTTCGTAGCGGCCCGTGTAAACATTGTTGTGCCCGAACTCCCAGAAGATCCCGTAAGCCAGCATCGTATACACCGCCGCTCGGATCACGCCGTCATCGTCGCTGATTTCCTCCGGAGACGAGGCTACGCGCGCCTCGAAATGCTCCTCCGTGTATGCCATGCGGGTTACCGTGTCCCGGACCGGTTGCTCCCAGCGCGAGTCCCCGGAGGTGTATGCCTCGCGCGCGGCGTCAACTCGCTCCGAGAAATCTCCCTCGATGCCCGTGCCCGTCGTCCCCTGGACCGCCAGGCTTTGCGCGAGGGCCGTAGTATCCGGCTGGAGGGGCAGGTCGCCGCCTTCGAAGCTCTCCCGCAAATCGTCCCGCATCGCTTCCGCCGCGGTGCCGATCCGTCGCGCGAACTCGCCGCGCAACTGCGCGCGAACCTCGCTGATCCGGTTCGTGGTGACGATGATGCGAGAAGAGGGCATTAGCTGAATACCTGCTCGCACATCACAGCGCGATTCACCGCGAACGTGGAAGGCGCGCTCGGGTTGGTTACCTGAAAAATGGACAATGGGGCAACCGCCGTCCAGACCACGCCGCCATCCGTCACCGTCGCGCCCAGCGTCGTGGGCCACGCCGGTTCACTCGCGCCCGTGGTTCCCGCCGTGGTGCATTGGTACGACAGCCGGTTCGCCATGATCTTCGCGCTCGTGGCCGGCTGCTCGTATTGGCCCACCGCGTAGGACTGCGACGGCTGCCAGCCAATCCCGGCCAGAAGCTGGAGGGGTGCGTACTTGGGCGCGATCGTCAGGTAATCCGCCATGCGGACGTCCGGACTATCGCCCTCTCCGAAGATGAAAACCCACGGAACCACGTCCACGGGCTGGTCTTCCCACTGCTCATCCTTGGCCTGTTTCTTCGCGCCCTGGTTGGCGTAGTAGGTCCCGGCCAGCAAGTACATTTGGTCGGGCCGCGTCCCATCGGTGCCCCGGGTGAGCCTCGCGCCGAATTTGTCCACGCCGGCGCCTCCAGCCACGGGCGCACCAGCAATCGGCCGGCGCCACACTTGGACGATATCGGAGCCGGTGCCGGGGGAAACCTGAGTGCGCAGATTCGTGACCTGCCGCTGAATGTCGGCGTAGACGTTGGGCATTTACGCTCCCCACCCTTCCCACATGGCGTTGCGCCAAGGGTTCAAGCCAAAGGTGCCGAACCAATTCCACAGGCTACTCTCGTAGCCCGTGTTGCCACAGGGGTTCGCGCTGGTCACAAGCCCGGTTGCCGGATCGATTTTGACGTTGCCGCCTGCCACCATCGGCCCGAACTGCATACCGCGGCTGGCGCTCGTTTGGCCAAGGATGATTTGAAAGTCCCAAATCGCCGTCGCGATCCGGGTTAGTTCCCCGGCACGGTCGGAGAATTCAATGTTTGTGATGCTGTCCGAGAACCGCCGTGCCTGTTGCTGCCAATACTGGGCGTAAGATGAGACGATTTGAAAGGCCGCGTAGCGGGTGTCGCCCTTGAGGGTGAGGATTCCGTTGATATATTCGTCGGGGAAAACCGGGTCCGTCACCGTCGTGTCCACGCCATCCGTGGCGTTGTCGCCCACCAGGGCGCGGATTTCGTCCAGGATCGAGAGCCGGGTGAGGTCGTAGGTGGCGGACATGGCGATAAGGGAAAAGCGCGCGCCCGGGTGGACGCGCGCTTTGATGTGACTCTACCGGTTGGGTTACTTGCTCGATTGGTTGAGTGCAGTGGCCGCGTCTCGCGAGGTCTGCACCACGGGCGCCTTGTCGAGCACGCCATCCGGGACGGCGGGCGTGTTCGGGTTGATCGGCGTGAACGCGGGGCGATTGCCTTCCGGCTCGGCCGGTTCGCCCGGGGTGCGCACTTTGGCGATGGCGTTGGTGCGGAGGTGGAAGCTCAAATCGCTGATGCCCAGGTCTTTGAAATCCTGCTCGGAGAGCTCATCTCCCTTGTTCAGGGAGAAAAACCCTCCGTTCTTCTTGTCTTCGAAGTTACCGAGTTTGGTAACCAGAACTTGATAATAGGCCATAGTTTTGATCCTTGGGGGTGAGGATGGACGGTTGTTACGCCGAAGTGATGGTGACAACCTGGAGGGTCCGCTTCATCACGGCGCCCCCGTTGAAGCCCATGTGAACATCAATACGGGGCGGGATCGCGATGCGAACGCCGCCCACCGCGTTCTGGAAGTCGTTGACGAAGGAGTACACGCCCGGGGCCATGCCCGGATTGAGCGCGTTCTTCGTCATGATGGCCGCGCCCGGCTTCTCGCCGGTGGGGCGAGCGGCCAGAACCTGGACCACGCCATCCGGGAAGTCCAATACCCAAGTGCCGGAAGCATTCAGGTAGCCCGTCTCCACGATCTTGACCTGCGGGGCACCGGACGCCAGGAGGATTTCGTTGACGTCCTTGAGCGAACGCATGGCGAGTGGCGTGGTGGTGGGGAAGCGCCCGTAAAGGTCCGCGCTGTTACTGTTGAACCGCAAGTCCTGAAAGGTCTTGGAGCTCATATAAGCCGTGGCGCGACTACCAAAATCGTTGCTGGTTCCGCGACCGTAATTGATCTGCAGATTCATCAGATCAAGCAGCGGAGTCGCGCTCGCGTGAGTGGTCCATGCGGTGCCCGGCGAAAACGTCTGCTGGGTGTAGCTGGTGCTGTAGCCCGGCGAACCGTCCGGCAGGTTGATGGTCAGGGTGCCCGTATTGAGCAGCGTGCCCATCATCTGTTTCCAGCGCCAGCGGTATTGCACGGCGAGGCGCCCCTGATCGGCGGCCACCAGGTCGTGGACGTTGATATCCACGTTGAGTCCGTCGAAGTTGCCGGTTCCGGTGCGCTCCATGAGCTCGGTTTCGCCGAGGGTCAGGAAGTTGCCGAAGAACCCGGGGGTGGCCTCATAGCTCTTCTGGCCGATGCGAGACGTGTTGGTCGGCGAACCGCCTTCGCCGCGCAGGCTCATGATGCCGGTCTGGTTGTCATCCTGAGTCCAGATCAGCCGCGTGCGCTGGATGTTCTCCAGGGGGAAGAAGTCGCTGAGTGCTTCCTCTTCCAGGAGGTTCGGCACCAGTTCGGCGGCGATCCGCTGGTAAGTGGCTTGGGGTTCGTAGACGTATACGACTGTCATGGTAGTTTTTCCTCAGAGTCAAACGGAACAGCTTCCGGTTTGCGGCCGGAGTTACGGGATGAGAACGATTTGCGTGGATCCGGAACTGATGAACCGGACTCCGGGGATGAGGCCCTGCAGAATCGCGGCGGCGCCGGCCTGCAAGTCGCTGATGTTGAAATAGCCGCGGTGGTAGCACTGCAACGTCGGCTTGGCATCGGAATAGATTCCGGTTTCGTTCACGTTCTGACCGATGAACACATTGCCGCTCGCATCCGTGGAGAAATCGAACATGGCAATCGCGACGCCGGAAACGGCTTTGTTGTAAATCGGCTCCCGCTGGCCACCGTAAACCGGTGCCGTGATGCTGTGCGCCGCGCCGGTCCAACCGGAGAAAACCTGGTGGAAGATTCCGCCGGCCGGGTCCGTGATGTAGATGTTGGCGGAAGCTGCACCGGCCGGGAGGGGCGTGATCGCTGTGATCGCGATATGATTGGTGGAACCCACGGTCACCGAGGCCGGCGTATTGATCGTGGTCTCATTGCCGGCGGCATCGACCAGCGTGTAGGCCACCTGGTAAACGCCGGTGGGCAGCGTGCCGTCGCTGCCGGTCGGGGTGAGCGTCAGCGCCGTGGTGGGCGCCGCGAGCACGGCGGACGCATAGGCGTTGTAGAGCCCCGAAGTGGAGTTCTGCGCGAGGATGGTTCCCCGCGCGGTCTGGGAAATGCTCGCGGCCAGCGCCACGGCGATGGTGCGCGCATCGTCCGGATAAAGTGCCGGCTCGATCTTGCTGGGGTTTTGTGCTTGGAGTAGACGCTGGGCCATGGTATTCCCTCCGGGGAAGGTTCGCTATGTCTCTCGGCGATGCCGGAGGTTGATTAATTGCGTGCGGCGCGTGGCTTCTTGCCGGTGAGGCGTTCGACTTCGGCGGTCACGAGATCCTCATTGACCGGCCCCTCTTTCTTCGCGCCCTTGACCGGTGTGGTCTCTCGGCTAAAGATCACCTGAGACTGGGCCGGGAGTTCGCGGACGGTCTCGCCGGTGAGGTTGTGGCTCGGAAGGCCGCTGTAGACAGCCTCCAGGGATTCGGCGCGGGTGAGGGGCACGCTCTTCGCTTGGTCGCCTTTGCCCACCGAGAAGGTCACGCGGTTCTCGCTCTTGGCGTCGTCGTCAAGCGCCCGCTTGAAATCCGCCTTGACCGATTCCAATTGCGCCGGAATAATGCGGTTCTCATCGAGCAGCCGCACCGCGATTTCGTTGGCGCGAGTGGCGCGGGCCGCGTCGCTATTCGAGAACGCGGCGGACTTGGCGGATTCAGCTTCCGCCTCCAGGGTCGCGAGACGGGCTTCGAGGGCCAGTTCGTTCGCGGATTTGGCGGCAGCCGGGGCGCCCGAAGCGCCGCCGGCGCCTTCCTCGGACACGAAAAGGGAGCGCAAGGCTTTCCCGAATTTGACGGCAAGACCGATTTCTTCGGCGGTGGCTTCTTGGGGCATTTTGTTCCTCTGTTCTGAACCGTCATTGTACGGGCGATCATTTTGTTTCCCAACACGCGGAGCGCCGGAGTTGAAACTGGCGGTCATATCGTCCGCGTCCGGCTCCTCGTGAGCCACGGAGACGCCTCGGGTCGGATAGGCGTAATCGCGGTAGGGCGGGAACTTTTTGCGCTTGGCGATTTTCTCCAACCGGTCCCGGACCTTTGTGGGATCCTTGGCGCGGTGCAACTGGCTCATGGACTGGTCGCGCTCCTCGGCCGTGCGCGCCGGGAAGAGCTTGTTGTCGGGATCGCCCATGTCCTGATCCCCTGCCGCGTCCTGCTCACCCTTGGACCTGAATGCGAAAGCGAGCGGTTGCACGCCGCGCCCCTGGGAGAACGCCGCGTAGGCCGCCGGCGCCTTGGTGAAAAAGGCCGCGCCGTCAATGCGCGGGTCGATGGCCAGCGCCACGGCTTCAATTTTCCGGGTGCGCCAATCGGTGAATTCCGCACTCACGGTGCGATGAGAATCGCCCAGGAGGAGTGCGAGCGGCTCCGGCTCCTCCCACGTGGCGAAGATGGCCTTCTCGCCGGTCTCCGGGTCATCTTCCACGCGAAAGCTGTGCACGTCGCCCAGCTTGCCGTCCAGAAGGCCCGGGATGTGCTCATAATTGACCGGCGCCGGGGCGTTGCTGGCCTTGGCGATGGCATACAAATCGGCCTCGGTGACGACGCCGATACCCTTGTCGCTGTAGTCTCCGGCGCGGAAAACCGGGCCGTTTTTGGCCTTGAAAGGGCCTTCGTATTTGCTCATAAGTTCCTCAAAGGTTCAAAACCGATTGGGTGATTTGCCACTTCACGACGGGAGCGAGCTCGAGGTCTTCAATCTCGGCCCAGGTCTTCCGCGGAAAAAAGATCAGGTCGCAGGGCACATGAACCTCGAAGCCGTGCTTCCGGCGAATCAAAAAGATCGGGGTCAGGGCGTCCCGGTGCTCTTCGTCAAGCAGGCGATACGCGAGGTCAACGCACGCCCTTTTGTCGGGAAGAATTTCGATGGCGTACTGAGAAACCCATCCGTCGTCGCCCTCTTCCATGTCCGGGATGCGCTTCGCCTCTTGCTCGGCCGGGAGTGATGCACAAGGCGGGAACTGCGCGAAGAAATCAAATTTCATGCTTCCACCTCGTTAACCGGAACAGCTTCCGTTTGGCGCGAAAATCCGGCTCCGTCGCGCCCCATAACCTTTTTGGAGACCCGTTCGCCCGCGTTGCGGCCAATGCGATTTTTAACGTCCTGATCCAGCCCCCCGCCGGCGCCTCCGGGCTGCGATCCGTCACCCGCGGGGTCAGGGGTGCCCGTCGCCACCAGGAGCGCCTTTTCAGCCTTGATGTCTTCCATCCATTGGCGAATATCGCACTCCGGCAGCCCGAGGTAATTCTGCAGCTCCGGCAACATGGAGTAATGGCCGCCGCCGTTCGCCATGAACTGGCCGATGCCCACCAGCAGCGGCACAAGGTCGTCGTTGTCGATCTTGCCCAGGTCCGGCTCAGGGATGTACTTGCGGAACTCGGGGCCGAAGTTGAGCTCCACCAGCGGGGCCAGAATGTCGTATTTGACCATCCGGCAGATTTTTTCCTTGAGGTAGTGGACCGGCGTATTGAGCACGTTTTCATGCACCGTGCCGGCCGCCTTGGCTTGGTGCGGAGACGCGGAGGTCGCCAACTTCTGGAACGTGATTCCCTTGATAATCGCGGCGTCGTGTTGCTCGATGGAGCCGGCGAGGTAGCCGCCATCATTCACGTTTTGAGAAAGCGTGATTATGGTTCCAGCGGGCGCCGCGACGGCATTTCCGGCCTGCATGAACTGAAGTACCTGAAGGAGGGCTTGCGAAGCCGTGATCTTGGGCGCGCTCGTGTTGACGGTGCCGTCCGGATTGAAAGGGTATTGATCCGGCGCGGTCGGCGAAGCAATGCCGATGGGGATGGGCAGGCCAAACCGGCGACCGTAAAGGTTCGCCTGTTCCAGCCGGTGCATTTTCAAATACCACTGGTTGTAAATCGACCGCCACCAGCTGCGCCCGCGGGGATCGGCGAATTCGTCCAGCAGGGTAAGCACGGCAAACTTTTCGCGGGAGACGAAATTCCAGATGGCCGGGATCGGCATAATCGGCGGCGTGGTGGCCATCTTCGGCTTGCCCGCGCCGGGATCCACAATCTGCTTGGCCGGCGCATTGAGGAGCGTCTCCGTGGTGACCAGCGTGTTTTTGCCGTCCGTCGATTCCACCAGGCGCGTGAGCTCGGCGAGCCATTGCTCGTAGGGCCCCGTGTAAACCGCGAAGCCCAGGAAGTTGAAAAACACGTCCACCACGAAAAATGTGTTGTGGCGGCTCTTGGGCTTGATTTTGGCGAAGTAATACCGGTTCGCGTCCTCGCCGGTCCCGCGCTCGTAGGTGATTTCCGCCATGTTGTTGCCGAACCGCATGGCCGCCCACAACATTTGCGCGAGTACGTCATCAATCGTGGTGTGCCGCTTGCCCAGATTGTCCAGCGCGCGCCGGCAGAAATCACGGACCTGGATTCCGTTGTCAAAATCGTCCGGGTCTCTCTCTGGATCCGCATAGGCGGGCCGCAGCGTCAACTTCCGGCGCAGCGTCATCATGACCAGCGTCATCGTTGAAGAGAAAATCTGCTCATCCGCCGCCATGCGCCCGTAGACGTCGTTGCCAATCAGGTTGTCAAGGTCGTCGTCGGGCGTGGGGAGTTGCGCCAGCCACATCCACGTGGGGACGCTGAAGCCGCCGGAGACATATTCAAGCCGGGGGTCGGTCTGCTGGACATTTATCCCCTGCGCGCCCGCCGTCTGGACCAGGGAATTTACCGTCGCGTCTCTGTCCGGAATGCTGACGGGTGTGGGTGCGCTTTTGGGGAGAGCCATCACGCCCCATTGTACGGGCGCGAATTTTCACAATCAACAATCGCGGGGGTCGGAGAGCATCGACTTGAGTAGCGCGGCGCCCTGGTTGCGGATCACGCGGACCCGTTCGTCCGAGACGCCCATAATCGCGCCGACTTCGACCAGGGTGCGTGTTTTTCCATCGCTCAGGCCGTACAGAAGCGTGATGACCTTCGCCTCGGCCGGGCGTAATTTCGCCACGGCCGCCCGGATTTCCACCGCGGTCGTGGCGGAATCCACGCGCCTTTCAGCCAAATCATGGACTGCTGGGCCAGTGTCCGGCACGGACTCAGCCATCTCTTCGTAATCATCAATTTCCGATGGATCACGAAGAAAGGACGGCCTCCACATTGTCGAACACGGATCCAGGCGCTCACAGTCCACCGCGAGATAGACGTACTTCCAAATCCATCTGGTCGCGTAAGTGGAGAATTTAAACCCGCGCTTCGGGTCGTAGAGTCGCATCGCGTCGTAGAGTCCGAAAGTTCCCTCCTGCACAAGGTCCCGGAACTCCACGCACGCCCGGTCGGACGCGGGAAGCGAGCGATACCGGTTTGAAACCACGTAGTAGACGAGCCGGATATTCCCTTCCACGATCCTCTGCCCGGCCGCGACATCGCCCGCGCGATACCGCTCCAGCGAGTACAAGAACGTCGCTTGGTCCATGGCCGGCGGCAGGTTGTCTGGGTCAAGAGGTATGGACATCGGGGCAGCTTCCGGTTTTAGCGGAGAAAGCGGTCTCCTCGGTTCACCTGGTCCAACCTGAACCCGCCATCTCTCATCTGCCCGAGCCCCATACCGGCGGCCAAGACTCCCATGGGGGCGCCTATCGCGGGTGCATCGTGCTGCCTCGGCGGTGCGGTGCCGGCCTCGCTTGCGTCTCTCGCAAGAAATGCCTCGGTGCCGAAGTATCGGAGGGCGGCCATGTAGTGCCGCTTCTTCTCATCCACGGGCTTTTCACCCTGCATCACTTCGCCCGTGTTCTTGTCGGTGGGCCGCGAGAACGTCCCGAAGTCGTCAATAACTTCGGCGCAAGCCGCGCGGTCCACACGGAGGAGCCCGCGCATCATGGCGGAGTTAACCGCGTTGACCTGGCCCCAAAAGTCCTTGATCGCGGGCGGCGTAGATCGGAGTCCGCCGCGTAGCAACTCCATGCGCCATCTTTCCTCGGAAATCTGGCCCACCGCACACCAAATCAGGTTCGGCCACCTGCGTACAATGTCCTCGCCGCGCCATTCCATGCTGTGCTCGCGGTCACAGTAGAGATCCGTGATCGTCCAAATCTGGGTCACCGGATCCATCGCGCCCGAAAGGCCGTAGAAATTCACGTCGCCCGGGTCGAACGCCGCCGCCCGAGGGTAATACGGCGGTGTCGCGATGCCCTCCACTTCGAACTGTGGATCCCATTGGTCGAAAATCAAGCCGGCCGGCCGCGTGAAAATACCCCTGTAGCGCTGATCGAACAGCCATTTCGGCAGCGATCGACGCGCGATTTCAAATTCTTCCGGCGGAAAGGCGGGATTTCGCGTCGAATCGAAGCGCACGAAGTGCATTTGCGGATGCACGGTACCCAGGTGCATTCGCGTGGCGAAATTTCGGTAATCGCGCTTCTTGACGTCCTCGGCCGCGGCCCGCCACTGTTTGTAGAAGTCGTACATCCACCCAAGGCCGTAGACGATACTCCCAAAGCACAGCCGCCCCATTTTCAGGTGATTTGGGCGCCCAACCTTGTTGTTGTACGGGGCAACTTGGCCCCTCGCAATGGAAAGCCGTCCGCGCATTTCCAGGAGCGACGACCGGCGGAAGGCATCTTGCCCGGTTTCGTCGCCCACGGCCGCAAGGGCGGTGTAGCCGGCGAAGCTGTCCGAGTCCGACGCGAAGCAAAAGTTGATCGATGTCTTCTCTTTTTGCTCGTGGCCCCACAGTGCCTGTTCGCCCAAGGGCGTGAAGGTGAGGCTCATTTTTGGCTGGGAGGTGAATTTCGCCCAGCCCGACAGCCCTTCGAAGATGCGACGGAAGCCTGGCACCAGCTTATTGCGCAAAATCGTGAGCTCGGGGCCTATCGCGAGGTAGCAAATCTCCGGATTGCCCGGACCGCACCGGATCATTTCTTCTATCAACCAGTGCGCTAATAGCGAAGTTTTCCCGCTCTGCAGGCCGGCGGAGATGTAGGTCTCCGTGGCCAAGGAATCCATGGCGAGGGCCTGGCCCGGGTGAAGAGCGACCTCCATCCGGCCATTCGCGCCCATCCGCATCAATTCTTGGGCCATGGAGATTAATCTTCGGGGAAATCGGGCTCGGTCTGGGCTTCGATGATATCGCCTTCGAATTCGGCCAGTGTGTCCGCGAGGTAATCCGCCACCTGGGCCTCGGAGGGACGTTTGATTTCGAAAATGTTGGCGGTGAACTGCGCGCCGGCAAATTGGCCGGTGAACTTGGTTTGCATCCCGAGAGCCGTATAGCCGTGGGTGATCAGGTCGGTGAGGGCGTTCGTCTCGGCTTTGTGCGAGGAGGCGGACTTGTTGATCGTCGCGACTTCTCCGGACGCGCTTTGTTTCTGCTCGGTCTCGTTTCGAAGTCGCTTGCGCGTAAGGTCGATGGCCTCCGTGATCGATTCGAGCGCCATCTCGCGGAAGTTCTGGCGCATCGAGGCAACCAGTTCGTCCGCCTTGTTTCCCCCCTGGAGCACTGGCAGCGAGTCCAGTCGCCTTTGCCGGAATTCCTCCCAACGGCCGGCGTCTTTCCAGCGCATGAGCGTGCTGGCGTTGACCTCCCAGAGCGCGGCGAGCGCGGAATCCGGCAGGTCTCCCGGGCCCTCGATGTAATGCGCGCGGATCGATTCGTACCCGTAGCGAACGATGTTGTCTTTCTCGCTCCCGGATCGGCAATAGCCGTTGGCTATGAGCGTGGGGTGAAGGAATTCAGCGGATCCGCACGGCTTGGTGACGGCGAGCTGCACGCCCACCTTTTCAAGTTCGCGAGCATCACGCAACTTCTTGCGCTCCGCCACCAATTCGTCAACATCCGCCGGGCCTGGCTTATTGGCCTCGCGCCGCGCTCGCTTGAGGGGAGATCCAGCCATCGGAGTTACTCGCTCCCGTGGTTCGCGTAAGCGCCGTTGACGACTTCCGGCCGCGCCTCGGCATATTTCTTCGCCTGGGCCCAAACCTTTTTGCGCGCGCCTTCGCTCATGCGCTTGACCTTGGCCAGCGCTTCGGTGCGGGAATCAGCGGTCGCACCCACGAATTTCTTGCGGAGTTTCTTCGCGAGTTCTCGCACCGCGGTGGCCTCACGCTTTTGCTCTTTGGTGAGCTCGCGGGGCTTGTCCGGGATCAGCTTGCGCCGAACCGGGTAAAGCACTGCGCCGACGACTTCGCGAATGCGCTCTTCGCTCCAGCCGGGATGATTGCGGCGTAGGTTGCCCATCACGCCGCGCGTCTCCGCGTCATCGCGGTTGGCGAAATGTTCCTCGCGGGAATTCGCCGGAAGGGGGATTTCTGTCGGGTTCGATTTCATGGAAGGAATTATATCAAACCAAAGAGGAATAGCTTCCGTTTTTGCTATCCTATCGCTACCGGCTTCGCCGGAATCCCCACAAACAGCGCCGGCACCTTTCACCCAAACGAAAGCGCGCCAGGAGAGCCAATCCCGACGCGCTGTTTGCTGAATGGAGCAACGTGAGTATACAAATTCCGCGCCAAGACGGCGACACATCCCGCACACCTCCAATTGCCAGAGCTGAATTACGATTTCAAGGACGCCGCCACCTCGGCGCGTGGATCTGGCATGTGGCCAATTGCCCTGGATGCGGCGGCAAGCACACATGGGGCGGCGGCACCCACACTTCAAATCCCCTTGATCGGCTCGGCCTCATTTGCTCTCATCGCGCCTTCGCCGTTCCGGCTGACCCCATGGCCGTCGAAATGCTGATCGAGAAAGTCACGGAGGCGCAAAATGGCCGCTGACTCTCAACTCCCCTCCGCGCCTCACGCCGAGGAAGCGGCGCTAAAAATCCTCCTGACGGACCGCACCGCGCTCGCCATTGCGGTGGAGAAATTCGGACTCATCCCGGCGGATTTCAACGTTCCGGAATTCTTGGAAATCGCCCGCATCGTGATCGGCGACTTCCGGGCTGGCCACTTCCATGATGCGGTAAGCGTGATCGAGGCGCTACGCAAGAGCGGCCATCTCGCCGCGGCCGGCGGCCCTGAGCGAATCGAAGCCCTCGCGCAGTCAACCGGCGAGCTGGAGAACATCGAGAATTATCTCGCCCTCATTGCCGAGGCCGCGATCAAGCGCATGGCCGCCGATGGGCTGGACCTCCTTCGCCAAAGCGCCCTTAACGGATCCAGGCCGTCCGAAATTACGCAAAAGATGGCCGAGTTGACGGACAAGATTTCGAAGCGAACGGCGCAATCGGCGGGCGAAGCATCGGACAAGATCCGGGTATACACACTTGAGGAACTTGAGGTTTTTCCCGAACCAAAATGGCTCGTGGAAGGCGTGATTCAAGAGCGCACGGTCGGAACCATTGAGGGGCCGCCAGGCGCGTACAAAAGCTATATGGCCGTCGAACTCGCGGGATGTGTCGCCACGGGTCACGCATGGTACGGAAACAACGTCACGCCTGGCCCAGTGCTTTACATTTCCGCCGAGGGGAAGGGCGGCCTCGTAAGCCGCATTCACGCGTGGCAGGTGGCCCGCGGCATGAAATGGCCTCCATCGGCCGGCATCATCCCCGATGCCGTACAACTTCTGGAATCCGAGGACGTGGGGCTTCTCCTGTCCATAATCGCGAAAATGAACCCATCTCCGGTCCTCGTGATTGTGGACACCCTGGCAAGGTGCATGGTTGGGGGCGACGAGAACTCCGCCCAGGACATGGGAATATTTGTCCACAACATCGCCAGAATTGCAGCTGCGGGCGCGGCGGTGATCGTGGTCCATCACCAAGGCAAAGGAGGCGATCTGCGCGGCTCGTCATCCCTTCCCGGCGGCATGGACACGCGGATCACCGTCGCCCGAGATGACATCTCCTTGACCATCCATTGCCAGAAATTAAAAGGCGCCTTGGAATTCAACGACTTCGGGCTCACGAGGCGACTTGTGGACTTGCCGGGGGGAAGAACCAATATGGTTCTTGACCGCGCGGATCAGACGGTCATAGAGGTCGAGGTCACCGAGACGCAAAACAACGTACTGTCCATCCTCCAGAATTTCCCGGGGCCGGTTAAGAGCAAGGAGTGGGAAGAGGCGTGCAAGGCGGCCTCCGTCTCCCGTGCTTCGTTCTGGCGGGCCAAAAAACAGTTGGTTGCGGCGGATGTTGTCGTGGAGTCCGCTGGCCGGTATTTCCCCAAGGACGGCACCGAACCGTCTCAAACCTCCTTTCCCGTATGAGAAAAAACCTAATAGTCTCAAAAACCCTTGAGACACACGACCAATTAGTAGGGCCGCGTACCGTCTCTGAGACAGTGCCCCGGCATTAGTCTCAACCGTCTCATCTCTGTCTTAAGACAGAGAGAGATGGACTTTGTGAGACACTTTTTGCCCACGGAGTCCGGTGTCTCACTTTTGGCGTGAGACACCAGTGAGACACTTGAGACACTTTTTATTATTAGGCAACGAACGCGGGGAATGGATACGGTTTTTGAGTGGCCCTTACCCAAAGGATTTTTCCCCTCCAGTGCGGGAAGGGCCGGAAAATTTCAGGACATCCCCTCCGGCAAAAAGAGGCTACCCCCCTGTGTAAATCCTTCGGCCAGCTGGGCCGGAAACCAGACGGTTTTTGTGTATGAGAATGGCAGTTCTCAAACACAAAACTCTCGCGGCCAGGCTTCCAAGGCTCTCCCAACCTTTCCTCTGATCGCGGGTATCACACGTGGGCAGCCAAGGCAAGGGCGCGCTGGCGAACTCCAGGAATCAAGGCCATGAAGTCGCAAAGTGCCTCAAACCGTCGAAAATCATACATTACACCCCCTCGCGGATGATTTTAAACGTGAATTGAGAATTTTTGATCCGTCGTTTCTCAAACAAACTCCCCCTCCCGCGCGTTCTGGTAATGACTCAACGCAGAGTCTTTAAAACACTCATTAGTCCAGACATGGTAATCAGCCATTGCACCGTCTCACTGATACGATTTACAATTCCTCATGTCGGACCGGCTTCCGAACTCCCCGTTTTTTAAGGAACTCACCATGTCAACTCCCCTGATATGCCCCACCTGCAACCTAATCCAACTCATCGACCGCGCCGACGGGCAATGCAATAACTGCGCTTATCCCGATGGCGGCTTCACCGATGAGGAACTCGACACCATGCACGATGAAGTATTCGAGCTGTCGCAAGAGGAACTCGAAGCGATTGAGAAGTACCAGCGCGCCGAATTACGTAAAGCCAACGTGGACGCGATAGACCATCGTAAGATGTTCCGCGAAGTGATTCATGCTCGCTTCGAGGGCAATGTGGCCGAATACTGCCACGCGAACGGCGATCACCCGATGCACTGCGATAACATCGCTCGCATGGCCGGGCTTCGTTCTAACACCTGGGATGAAGAGCGGAACGTGGTAGCTCGCCGCGAACGGCGGGCACGCAAATTCAACTCGGCTTTGGACGCGGCGCATGGCGCGGAACTGGTATCCGCCGGCGCGGTCGCGCTTCGTGGAAAAAGTGCTTCCGGGCCTGTCAGTAAGGCGGAACCCGTGAAAGTGTCTGAAATTGGCGCTACGGGGCCGGAATCGGCATCTAAAACGGAAGCTGAACCCGCTTTAGTGAATTGGGCGCGGTCCTACGTTGAATCTCTCGCGGTGGCCCATCCGGGCAGGGCGCGCAAGTTGGCGGGATCGCTCGCGTTCCAGCTCTCACAATTGGACAGTGTGCCGGCCGAGGTTTGGCAGGACCGAGCGAAGCGGGCGTTTGACGCCAAGGTGGGAGCATGAACCGCTATCGAATCATCATCACTCACAATCCGCCGCGTCCCGGCGATTCGCCTTTCATCCCGGACGAATCGCTTGAAATGAAACGGCGCCGCGAACTCGCCCGCCAACTCCAGCTCGAAGCCACGCGCCGGGCCGGAACGAAAATCCCCTCGCGCGGCTTTCAGGAATCGCTTTTTGACGACGTGAAAACCACGGACGCAAAGGGCCAGATCAGCTTGTTTTGACTCACTGGCGCTGCCGGGCGCCCCGACTGAACGAAAAAGGAAACCATGCTCAAACCAACCGAACTCATGCCGTACACCACCATAGGCTCTATTGTGGACTGCTGGAACGACTCTTACGCCGAAATCGTGGAAGCGGCGCGACTCTTGAACCGCGCCGAGGCGAGGCTAAAGGCGGCAATGGGAGCGACGGAATATGGCCGCTCATTCTCACTTCCCCGCAAAGATGTTTCCGACCTCAAGCGCGAGCCAGCAAAATTCATGGAAGAGGCGAAGCGCGATGTCTGGCTGATCATTTTGAACCGCGCCGAGGTGCGCCGCTTCATGAGCGCCGAGCGTTGCAAGCAACTGGACAAGCAACTTTCTGACGGCGAGATGCCCCCAATTGACGCCGAGGAGATCCGCGTTTTCCTGGGCGGCTTCATGCAAAACATGGAAGGGCTTTTGAAAGAAGCGGTTAACGAGGTTTACGGACATTTGCGACCGGAACGGACGGGCCTCAAGACAAACGAGCGCGGCGCGATTGGCTCCAAGGTCATTCTCACCTGGATTGTCGAGGAGAAATGGAACGGAGGAGGATTCAGCGTCAGGTACGGCTACAGTAGCGCCGTGGACAAAATCCGCGCGATTGATACCGTGTTTCACCGCTTGGACGGCGAAGGAATGCCGAAAACCTACAACGGCCCACTGGGAGACGCTATCGACAAGTCGAGCGACGGCCACGGCGAAACCGAATACTTCCGTTTCCGCGCCTACAAGAACGGAAACCTTCACCTGGAATTCAAGCGCCCCGACCTCCTGGCCGAGCTGAACCGCATCGCAGGTGCCGGAATCATGCCGGGCAACAAGCCGCCGGCGAAAGCGAAACCAACAGCGAAACTTTCCGGCCTCTTTGCCTGACCGGGCCAGATTCCGAAAAATAAATCCCGCACCCCCTTGACGCACTCACTGAGACGAGTAAATAATCTCAGTGCAACGAGATTGCATGAATCACGATGACCCGCCTCGACAATTGAACCCCTCGCCCGCCATCCATTCGGATGAGCGGGCTTAGGGCATTGAGAGAATCTTTAATCGAGCCTTCTGGGATTGCCTACGGGCATAAATTCTGAGTTTGGAGACAACCATGTTTTACGCGATGATTTTTACCACGCCGGACGCCACGCCCACCACGCGGGACGGAGTGCCGGATAATTTCGAGGTCCACGCATTCGATACCCAGGCGGAGCGCCAAAACGCCATCGACGCCGCATGGAGTGCGGGCGGGAACGGCCTCAAGGTGGCCCGCCCGGCCGTTATCCGCTTCTACGGCCGGGCGTTC